AGCAATTTCAGGATGTTTTAAATGAAGTTTTTTTTGTTCTTCTCTTAATATTTCCTGAAACTGAGATTGTTGATGTTCTCTCAGTTTTTGCTGTGCTTGTTGTATCGTATTTTTTCGTTTCTGAATTCTACGATCAACTTTAGCAGCTTCAGTTGGATCTTCATCCCAAAGTCTATCAAGTTCTTTGGAATTCATATCATTGTTTATCTCAGCATTTAAAGTAACAACTAGATTATTTATGTCATCCATCTTAGTTGAATACTGATTTTTCAAACGATCTTCTTCGGCTTTTAGCTCTCTTTTTTCAATTGCTAACTCCTCAGTTTTTCGTCTGTAGTCGGCATCTTTTTGATAACCTGCTTTTAATTCTTCAAGGTCAACATCAATCTTTTCACCATTAACAATAACTTGGTGTAGATTGGTTTCTTGTTCATTTACAGCATTTGAATCTTCAGATGCTTCTTCTTCAACTGGAGCTTCCTGTTCAGGTTGAGCTTCAGGTTGTTGTTGAACTTCTTGATTATCTTCAGCTTTCGCCTCTGGTTCTTTTGGTTCAACTGGTGCTGCTTCTTTTTGAGGTTCTTTGATAACACCTTTGGTGTCCATTAAACTCTCAATATGTTTTGCTGCACCTTGTACTGTCGCATTGGACAGTAAAGGGTTTGTGTCAGACATTAAGTCCTCCTATTGTTAAGCTGTCTTATGACTTGGCTTATTTTAACCTGATTGGTTAAAATTTTGTGTTTTGTTGTTGTTTTCTAAAATCATCTAACTGTTTTGAAGCAAGTTTTCCTGTTTCAATAACAGTTTGTAGATGTTGTTCTACTTTTCCAACAACATTATAAGCTATCCAAAGTTTTTCTCTGGTATCGCCTTCTTTAGCACCAGTTTTTTCAAGTAGTGCTTCAGAATAAAGTTTTTTAAGAGATTCTATTGCCTCTTGAAAAATTTTACTCTCTAATATTTGTTTGGCTTGGTGAGATCGGCTGATTTCTAGCGACCTCTCTGCCTGGTCTTTGGTTTCCATTTAATCCTTGTACCTGTTGGCTAAACATATTAGCAGATTGTTGTGCTTTTTCAAGAATCTTAGATTGATTAGCCATCATCATTTTATCTAAATCAGCATCTGCTTTTATTTTAGCTGTGTCTAATTGTGTATTATATTTTAATGCTATTTCTTTTATCTGCGCTTCAAATTCTAAAGCCATTTTTTGAGATTTTTGTTGTAACTCTTGATATTGTAATTCAAGATCAGCAATTTTTCTCTTATTCTCAGCATCAATTCTAGTAAATTCAATTTTTTCAATTGGTGTTAATGGTGGTGGTTGAGGAGGAGGCATCATTTGTTTTCCTACCTCTGGATCAACAAAATAGCTTTCAACATTTTTAAGACCTGCGTTTTCAATTATTTTTGACAATGTGTTATACATATTTTTAAGTGTAACCATTGGCATTTCTTTTCCACCTTGTAATTGAAATGCTTGAAGCTGTCTTTCAAGGATGTTGTTTAATAATATTATCTGTTGCTCTTTTGAACCTGTACCTAGACCTACTACAATGTTAATATTAAATTTATCTTTCCATTCTGTAGGTCGTACTGGTACAAAGTTATTGTTGAGCATAACAATTCTTTCTTTGTCTTGATATTTAACCATCAATTCAAATATTTTTCTAAATAAATCTTTAACTCCAGTTTCGGCAAAGATTCTTGCGATCAATTCTGATCTCATTTGCGTTTGTGTCATTAACGCATTTACACCTGTTGCGGTTTTAGCATTGAGAGTGTCAGGATCTAAACCTTGAATTTGTTTAGAAATACCTGTTCTCACCTCTCTCACACTATCAAGATATGATAATAAAGGAAATGCTTGATTTGAAATTGGTTGAGATTGCAAAGGTTGCATAACTTGGTTTGGTGGTTGTTTTGTTCTTACTACTCCACCAGGTCTGTTAGTTAATAAATCATCCATGTTGACCATACCATCCATAATGGCAACTCTATTATTATTTGTTAAATACATATTATCTAATAGCTGCCTCATTACAGTTGATTTCATTAACTGTATGTCCTCAACTAATTCTGCAATTGATCTGCCATAAAATCTATGTGGCATTGGTATAGGTGTTACAGTTACAAAAGGAATATTATCACAAGGCATATTTTCTAAAATATGATAACCACTATCTCCTGCTGATAAAATTTTTCTTAGTTCTGCTATACCATCATTATCATAATCGTATCTTATGTAAGATTCATAAACTAAAACTTTTTCTGTAGATTTATCTGTTGGGGTATCTATATGATATTCGTCAACATTTCTTTGTCTAACAATTTCCTCTGTATTGTAAATATCTAAATCAGATTTAGGTAATTGAGCAACTTCATCTTCTGCAAATCCCATTTCTACTAATTGTGATCTTGTCATTAAAACTTTATGGGAAACAAAATCTGCATCTTCAATAGACTTTGCGTTTCTATCAATTAAAAATTCTTCTGGTGGTACTGATTCAATTTTAATTTTGCCTGTATTTTTAGTTCTTTTAATTTTACAATTATATAATTTAAAATCTGGTTTTTGAACTTGAGATATATTTACTCCTTGAGTTTCATATTGTTCTAATAATTTTTCAAATTCTTCTTTTGCTTTTTCATCTATAAAAACTTCTTCTTCCACTTCCTCTATTTCATCTTGCGTATCTGCTAAAGCATCCTTTTCGGCTTTTGATAAATTTTTATAAGTTTCATGTTCTACTTTAGTAGATTCATCATAATAAATTTTTAAGAAACCATTTTTTTCAATTAATGCGTCTTTAAAAAAATTATATAAAAGTTGAAAGCCATCATTATCTTTGTAAAAAACATGATTAAGGTAAGCAGTTGCTTGTTCTGATAGAGGTACATCTTCGGCAGTAACAGGTTCACATCTAACTACTTTATCAGATGCGGTAAATACTCTTAATAAATTTGGCAAAATACTTTCAACAGTATCTGCAACATCTGTTGATACAACTTGACTACGACCATCTATTTCTGTTCCAAGTTTATCACCTTGATAATATTCAATAGATTTTCTTCTGCTTTGAGAAAGGTTACCACCTAAATACCCTAAAGCATTGTTAATCTGTTTTGATAAAATTGTTCGTAAAGTAGGATCTGATATTTCTTTGATTTTTTTTGCCATATTAAACTATATAATTTGTTTCTACTCTGATTGGCTTTGACCAGTCGGTTCTTTCAAGAGGTTCTACAATTGCACCATATCTCACAGAGTCGCAAAAGTGTGAAGCCCAATTGTGTAGGGGTTTATTCCTAAAACAATTATTTTTTTCATCCCACCTCTTGCAGTAGGATTTTAATGCTTCTATGAGCTTTTTGCAATTGTTTTTATGAAAATAACAATTCGGCAACATTCTCCTTACTTGCTCAATACCATCCTCAATACTAAGTTTTGGAGCTATGTCAAACTCTAATCCCATTTCTTTTGCAGTTTCCCATCTGGACTTATTTGTGCCTATCTCTCTAACTCTAATATCATGCGGAGCTATGTGTTTTGAATAAGTGTAGTCTTTGCTATCAATTACATTCAAATAATGCTCTAAGCCCTCACCTGAGTTTTCATAACAATCAATAATTCTCACCTCATCCTCAAATCTTTGAGCAAAAGTTATGACTGTACTATCGTTCATACCCAAATCCCACCAGGTTTCTACTTCCAGGTCCTCATCTATCTCAAAATCTTTTATTCGCCCTTGCGACTCCAATTCTTCAATTAATTTTCCAAAATAAGAACCTGATATTCCAGCTTGAAAAGAACATTCAAACTCTTGTTGATAACTTTCAGGCGACATGGCTGCTTTCGCTGCATCTAATTCTTGTTTTGGAATAATTTTTGTTTCACTAGCTTTAAAAACACAAGTGAACCAATCTTTTGTATGTTTGGCTTTTTCATGTAAATCATAAAACCAGTTTCTGCCCATTGGAGTTCCAATAAATATGGCAAAACCATGTCTGTCAGAAAGGCAAGGTCTTAAAATTGTGTCAAAAAGATCAGGAGATATGTTTTGTGTTTCATCAACTATTATTCCATCAAAATATTGACCTCTGATCGCTGCACTATTTTCGCCACCTATGATTTGAATACGACTATTATTTACTGAAAAGTCAACTCTTAGTTCAGACTCATTAAATTTTGTGCCTGGAATTGCGGCAGAAAATTGTTTTAAGTAATCCCAAGCTGTGCTTTTACCTTGCAATCTATATGGCGAAATAAAGGCATATCTAGGATAAGGTTTTTTATTTGTTAAAGCTGCTTTAATTAAATGGTTTATGGCAAAAACTGTTTTCCCTCCCCTCCTGTGAACAATAATTACATTAAATCTGCTGTTATCGCATTTTTTATGTAAAAAATTTTGTATTTCTCTTGGTTTGTAAGGAATAACAATTTGTTTCATTTTAAAACAAAACCCCCCTAGTGCAAAGTGTACTTTGTTTTGTCAAAATCATCATAAATTGGTGTCGTAAATTGGTCTTGCAAGAATTTTGAAAAGAATTGAGCTTCTTCATCTGACTCAAATCCTGTGAAATGAGTTACAACCACAGGTTTTTTTGTGTGTTTGTCTTTTAAAATAAAAATAATTGTTTGTAATAGTAAATTGTCCATTGGTTATGTGTACCACCCTTTAATTTTTTTTTCTATCGTAATCGCAAAAATGGGTATTGGGTCAAATAAAACCCCTATGTTTGCTATTTGTTCCTCATAAATCGTTAAATTATTACTAACGATAATTTATGATTATCGGAAGTAATTAAATAATTAAATAATTTATTGTTGCATTTATGCAACAAGTGATATTTTTGCAACTATTCATGTGCAATAACTATATTTTTTGTGTGTCTTTTTTGCCATGCAACAAGTAATTACAACACTTTTAATCAATTTTATTTACTCCAACTTATATTCAAAGGCTGTTTATCATCACCTTTTATTGTTAATTCTGCTGCTTTTGAGTACCTTTTCGGACTTAATTTGGTCGCATTCCATTGAGCTGAAGCTGTTATAATTTTATATAAATTAACTAAATTTTGTCCAGCTTTTCCATCTAAATCACCTCTTTCTATCTTATCTTCTAAAATTTTCCTTTTATCCTCTAATTCACTTAATTTTAAATCTACTGCTAACTCTTTTGATTTTTGGTATCTTAACATTAAAGAATCATCAGCAATTAAATAATTTCTAAAATTAGACCAGGTAATATCAACGTCATCTTTTAAAAAAACTTCTCTAATAGTAA